AGGGTAGTAGCGGTCGAACAGTTCAGCCGCCCACAAGTGCCCGGAGCCGCCCTTGTTGGCGCGCCACTGCGCCTCGTCCCAGGCGCCGGTGGTGGGGTTCACATAGTCCTTGCGATTGGCGTCGAACATTTGCTTGTAGGCGGCCTCCGCGCCTGGCGTAGCCGCAGCCTGGTCGGCGGTCGCCTTGGCGTACTCGGTCGACCAGCCGTCCTGATTCCACGCCACCTGGGGGATGTTGCCGGTCGCGTACTGACCGCCCCCGCCGCTGTCGCCACCGCCGCCCTTGCCGCCCATGACCGCTCCTACTGTACCGTCTTGATCGCGCCGGCGCCCTTGCCGGTCTGCGGCGAGCTGGCGTACTGGTCCATGCCGCCGACCCAGTATTTCGGCGGCTTCAGCACCGCGCCGCCGAGCACGTCGCCGACGCCGGCGACCGGCTGGTCGATGCCACCGCCAGGATCGATGCCGGGGCCGAGCGGCGTCTCCAAAGCGAGCTTGTCGGCTGCGGCCTTGTCCGCCGCCGCGGTGTCTGCCGCGGCCTTGTCCGCCGCCGCCTTGTCCGCGTCCGCCTGATCGGCTGCGGCCTTGTCGGCCGCCGCTTGTTCCTTGGCGGCCTTGTCGGAAGCCAGCTTGGCCGCCGTGTCCTTGGCGTCCTGATCGGCTTTCGCCTTGGCTATCTTCTCCTGCTCCGCGCGCCACACCGGCGCCCAGCCAGGCTCACCACCGCCGCCACCGCCCTTGCCACCCATCACAGCACCTTTCTGAAAATAGTGCCGACATAGTCGGCGCCGAAGTGACGTCCTATCATGTTCATCAGGGAGTTCTGCTCCCGCATGCCCGACGCGATCGGGAAGTTCATCACCTTGCAGCCTTCGCTTTTGGCCAGCTCCAGCACCAGCGCGATCAAGCGCCGACCGAGGTCGGTGCGGTGATATTTCTTGACCACGTAGGTTTCATCCATCACCGCGATCGGGTCGGTGAAGACGTCGAAGGTGTGGTAGCTGCAAACGCCGACCAGCTCGTCGCCGTCCCACGCGGTGACGTAGGGCGCGTAGCCGGAGCCGATCGCGCCGGTCAGATAGCGCGCGGCTTTCTCGGGATGGAATCGCAGATCCTTGTTCCAGCAGGAGCGCGCGAAGAAATCGCCGAGGAAAGCGGTCAGCTTGACGACGTCCTCGACCACCGCCAGCCGCAGCTCAATGTGCGGCGTGGCGGTCTTGCGTCGGATGCGTGGCGGTTGCACCGCTATATTCATCGGATAGCCACCTGTACGCTGTGAAGTCTTCGCCGCCTGTACCATAGCCACGCAGCACCGCTTCCGGCTCCGCGCCGATCAAATCCATGAATCTCGCGACGTCATCGCGCCGCGTCAGCGCCGCTGCCTCGACCCGATGATAGCCCGCTTCCACCAGGTAGGGCAGCACGAATCCCCGGATCTGGCGCAGCATTGGCAACAGCACCCGGCCCCATTGATCGGTGCCGAAGGCAAAGCCGGCGCCCACGCCTGCCCTGCGGTGCGCCACGCCCCAGATCGCAATCGGCCCGGTGTCGTAGTCGAAGGCGCAAAACGCGAACACCTTGTGGCGCATGATGATGTTCGGCAGCGTCTCTATGTCGACGCCGGCGGCGTCCATCTCATCCCGATCGATGCTGCGCAGGTTGGTCAGCACCGCCTGGATCGAGCCACGCTCGGCGTTGAAGATGTCGATCATCCGCTCTCCGAGATCTGGTAGTGCACCACCATGTTGGAGAGGGTTTGCGGGCCTGCCTGCTGCGAGCGCAGCCGCAGCGACATGTGGGTGGAATGGCCGGTGATCGGAAAGCGGCCTTGCAGGAAGGTGGCGCCGTCGAACGCGCCGACATAGTCCTCGGTGTAAGGGTCCTCGATGTTGAAGGCGCAGGAGACGTCCCACGGCACGCCGGCGCAAGTGGCGTCGAGGCCAGTGAAGGTCTTGAAGGTCGCGACCTGCTCGCCGGCATGAAAAGGGAACACCAGCTGCACGTAGCAGTCGTCGTAGACCGGGTTGTGATCATCGATGCCGCCATAGGCGTAGATGATGTTCTTGTCGTCGCGCACCACGATGCGGTTGTTGTGGACCGCGGCCGCGGTGATCACGAAACCGGAATCGTACTCCGACCAGGCGGTGATCTTGGGGCCGGGAAACGCCGAGAGGATGTAGATCCGCGAGGTCGGGTTGTCGCCGTCGCCGGCCATGATGATCCAGAACCGGCCTGTCACGGGTTGCAGGATGGCGATGATGCCGCTCATCCAGTCCTCGCCCATGTAGCGAAACAAGTCCTGGATGACGGGGTCGAGCGGCGAGCCGATGTCGGACACCGCCGCCGCCAGCGAGGAGTTTCTTGCACGTAGCGAGCGGATGCCGGAGGCGCCGACATACATCACGTCACCGGAGCCGTATTGCAGCACGCTGCGCCACGCCATGGTGCCGGCCTGCCGCAAGGTCTGGACGTACTGGTTCTTCTCCGGTATCGGGTCCATCACCCAGAGCTGGGTGGCGGTCTTGCTCATCACCGCCAGCTTGTCGTAATAGACCTCCAGCGCGATGCAGTCCGTCATGTCGGAATCGCCGAGCGACAGGTCGATGAAGCCGGAGCCGTCCTGCACCGTGTTCGGCGGCGCCTGGTACCACAGCATCGGGTTGCCGGTGGCGGAAAAGTGCAGCACGTTGCCGCCGACCGCGTAGACCTTGGTCTTGTAGGTCTTGCAGTAGAAGCCGTTGGCGGTCGCCACGTTCATACCGTCGTAGTAGCGGCCGACGCTGCCGGCGTTATCCTTCCACAGGATCGCGAACACCTTGTCGTCAAACAGGTCGTAGTCGATGATCTCGTAGATCGTCGGCGTGTTCTGGCCGAGCACGCCGACCGACCACATGCTCGGCGGCTCGGTTTTATAAGGGCCGTTGGGGCCGAACGTGTAGAGCTTCTGGTTGACCTCGACCAGGCCGCGGCTTTGCGCCGAGCATTCCCAGAACGGCACGAACGCCATCCGCTTCTCGATCTCGCCGCCCGGCGTGATGTGGCAGTTGATCATGCTGCGCAGCGTGCCAGCCGGCGCGGTCAGCTCGGAGCGACGGAGGTCCAGCCCGGCGGCGAAGTCCGTGATGGTGAAATACGGCATGTCACCTCACGACGCATAATCGGTATAGCTCACCACGCGGCGGCCGCGATCGGGATCAGTGCCGCCGCGGTGGTTGCCGCCCATGTTGTAGTTGGCGCGCTTGTCCGCGCCTTGATCTGCCAGCAAACGTCGCAAATAGTTCTGCGCCTTGGTCAGCTTCATCGAGGCCGCTTCACTCTTCTGCGTCGCCATCACCTCGGCGGCGGCGAACAGCACGATCGCCTTTGAATCCAGGATGCAGGTGTCGGTGTCATCGACCAGCGGCGACAGCGGCGCCTGGCCCTCCAGCCGCAGCATCAGGCCGTTGTTCGGGTTGTTGGTGAAGTCCGGCGGCGTCGGCAACAGTTCGAACTGGCCGACCGGGTTGGTGACTACGCGGCCGGACATGTCGACCGTGACGGTGGCGACGTTGCGCCAACGTACCGGGTTGCCGAGCTGGGCTGGACCCAGGTTCACCGTGTTCGCCCGGACGCCGTACTCCAGCGGTTTCCATTGCGTCGCCGAGACGATCGGACCATTCGGCGCGTCACGGGTCACGGTGGCGACGTACATCCGCGTGATCTGGTCGAACGCCATTTCCGGCGGGTACGAATAGACCGACTGCCTGGACTCCAGCGGGATGTCTTTCCAGAACTTGAGATGCTGCCAGTTATAGGCGTCCCACAGCTCGCGCTGCTGCCGCGCCAGCACGATGTCCAGCGAGCCTTGCGCTTGCGTGCCCTGCGCCGGGTTCATGCTGGTGCCGGTTTCGGCGCGCAGCTCCCGGCGCAGCTCCAGCAGTGTCACCCCGAGCGGCATTACGCCTCCTTAGCCACCTCGGCCTTGCGCCCGCGCGCCGGCTTGAAGATCGGCTCCAGCTGGGTCGCGGCTTTGACTACCTCGTCCTCGCCGCCGTCGTCCTCGTCGTCGGGGTCGCCGTTGCCTGGCGTCGGCACCTTGGTGGATATTTTCACGCCGTTCTCGTAGGCCGGCAGGTTCTCCTCGCCGGTCATCATGTAGTCCATGCGGAAGGCCCGCCCTGGGAAACAGGATTCGACCACGCGGTAGCCGTACAGCGCGATCAGACGATTCTTTTCTTCCGTAGGCCACACCTCGCCGACGCCGCACGGCATGATGTCCATGACGTTCTCGTCGCCGTGCAGGGCCATCAGCACCTGCACCTCCGGCCAGGTCACCGGGTTGAACTCGGTGAACAGCACGGTGTGGCAGTTCTGGCCCGCCAGGTTGACCTTGCAGGTGCAGTACTGGATCTTCTTGGTCATGGGCTGCCTTTCGGGAAAGTTGGGATCGCGAAAAAATTTTTTCGCGACCCCAAAGGGGTCAGGCGATATCCATCACGACCGCGCCGTTGAGGCGCCGCGCGCAGAGCTGGCCTGTCGAGGTAATGGCGCGGTAGATCACGTACTTGTCCGGCGCGCGATCCGGGGAATGCTGGTGCCGCCACTCGTCCTGCATGGCGCACAGGAAGATGTCCCTGGAGTCATACCAGTAGCAACGCTTGGATTTGCCGAGGCTGTCCAGCGTCGGATCGTACTCGAAGTCAGTCCCCATGTAGGAGATCTGGCCGACCGAGACGTCCTTGCCGCCGGAGAAGCCCTGCATCGAGTAGTTGCCGTTCGCCCTGAGTTCAGTCTCCAGCGCGGCGAGCCAGTCCGAGCCGCAGAACGCGGTGTTCGGCTTGGCGCCGTACTTGGTGAGCTGACGGTACTCCTTCTGCAACAGCGTGATCAGCGCGCCGCCGTTGGTGGTGGCCGAGGTGATCGGGCCGCCGCCCCAGGCCGCCAGCGCAGGAGTTCCACCCACAGCCGTGCCCATCGCGGTCGTATATGCTCGATTGCGCCACCAGGTGCGGGTGGCGCGATCGATGCCGGCGACGATGCCGGTGCCGGGGGTGTCGGTGATCAGCGCCGCCATCCCCGCCAGGGCTTTCGGGTCGCCGGTGCCGTTGGTCCACAGCAAATTGTTCATGCCGCGAGCGTACTGCTCGCTGACGTCCTGCAAGGCGTCTTGCAGCAGGCCGACCAGCACGGTGTCGTCACGCCCCGAATGCTCGGAGGTGTCGTCCATGTTGCCGGAATCGGTCACGGTGATGCCGTCGGTCTTCAGTTCCGAATGCGTCAGCATGATGCCGATGTGGTGCTCTTTCCAGGGATAGACCGCCTGGGTCAGGTTGGCGGGCGTGTAGTACAGCACGGTGTCGGCCAGCTCGTAGCCGACCAATTGGTCCGCGGTGCCGGGGCTGGCGGTGTTGCCGAAGTCGCCCTTGACCGGGATGATGATGTTGCCCTTGCCGCCGGGGAAGGTCTTCTTCTTGCTCTCCAGCGCGGCGAGCAAAGGTTTCTCCTGGATGGCTTCCTGGAACGCGGTGCCCTTGTTCATCCACCAGTCGAGGGCGGCCGTCGTGATATGGTTAAGCAGTGGAGCGGTATAGGTAGGCATGGTCGCCTCTCATGATGCTAGAGGCGTGCTCCTTCGCGCGCGAATTTGACTGCTTCCAGCAGGGACTGCGGCTCGGGTGACACGCCAGCGGGGCTACGTCCGGTGCTGCTCGGATTACGATAGGTGGCGCGACGCTGGGGTGCCCAGGCGCGAAACTGTTCGTTGACACGGCGGTACGCCTCTTTGGCGATATTAACCCCGTGCTCAACTGACTGCGGCCGGCCTTGCTCGGCCATCACAGCGTGTATCGTATGCGAAACAGCGGTTTTCTTCGCCGCGTAGTCGGGATCGGTTCGCGCGATCTGCGCTTCCCAGCCGTTGACGGCATTGACCACCTGATTAGCTAGCACTTCTCGCCGATGCTGATCTTGCTGTGCCGATGTCGACTGCTGGTACTGCTGGAAGGCGGCTTGCTGGCGCACCGCGTTGGTTTGCGCCATTGCCTTGTCCATGCGCTCTTTCGAGTACATGGCAGCAGCCTGGGTCGTCATATGCCCCTGAGCGACCTGCTGTTGCAGGTCCGGGGGCAACGATATGCCGAGGTACTCCTCGCACAGCTTCATGTAGGGCCGAACCCCCTCATAAAACTTGCGGAAGTCTCCGCGGCGCATCGCGGCCATCAATTCCAGGCCCATCAGGAAATCGTCCTGACCGATATCTGCGTCCCGCAGATACTTGGTGACCTGTTCAGCAGCTTGTGCGCTCGGCTCTAATGATCGCAAACGCTGGACTTCGCCCGCCAATTTCTGGCGCTGCGAGTTCAGCTTCTTGATCCGACGCTTCGCGCTTTGCGAAAGTTTTGCCAGCTCCTCCGGTGTTGCCTCTTCCGGCAACTCGGGTTCTTCGTCCCTTGCTACGCGAGCTGGTGAGGCCCCATCGCCGTCGTCCTGGTTGGCATTGATCCGCAGCTCGGGCACTGCGTCCTGAAGGCCGTCCAGAAGACTATCGGCGGGCACCGTGACATTTGCACCTGGCGAGGATGCGTTATCGACCGACGAGGCTACCGCGGTGGATAGCGTCTTGTCGTCTGCTGCCATATCAAGCTCTCCCGGTGCCGTGTGGCACCTCTGGTTGATCCATAAGCCAAATCAGCCCGGCATGGAAGGCATCTTGACCTGGCTCGGCATCGGATGCGGCCGCGCCGGCTTGCTGCCTTCCAGGGTTTGCCCTGCGTCCGGCGCGCTCGGCGGTGGTCCGCCGGGCGGCTCCGGCGCGTTCATGGCGCCTTGCGGCCCCATCGCCGCGCCCGGCCCGGCGCCGGCGCCGGGCATGGTCGGGCCGGGTGCGCCGCCGCTCACCGCGCCGTTCATGGCGACGATGGAAGGGAGGGCGGACTTGAAGGCTTCCGTGAGATCGAGCCGATCATCCAGCCGACGCAGAACATCTTTAGCGAGGAATTCAGGGTCGATGCCGGGAAGCTGGATAAGCAGAGGATATAGTCTCTGTGCATTTGCGATCTCTTGAGCCTGGTTAGGTCGGCCCATGCTGCCCGCTTCGATTTCCAGGAGGATTTCATTGGCGATATTCTGTGCATCCGGGCTGGCCGGCCACACCGCGCCCTGTCCGACCACCTGTTTGACCCGCTGCTGGCTCATCTCCCGCAACAGGATCTGGCCACCGTTTCGCGCCAGTTGTGTCAGCAAATCGTTGAGGTCGTCAATATTCGACCCCATTGACGTCATGCGGCTGCCTTCGGCGATCTGGCTTTGCGTCGCCGTGGTGTTCGAGGTGCCGCCGAGATTGGCCTCCTGGATGCCGGTGGTGCGCAGGATATCCTCGTAGACCGGGTTGACCTCGTACAGATTCGGATCAATCCCGGCGCCGGCATAGGCCTGCATCAGTTGCTTGATGTCCTGGTTCGGCTGCAAGGCGTTGAGTTCGATGATGGCGTTAGCCTCGCGGTTGACCAGCTTCTCCAAATCCTCGGCGTCCATCGAGCCGGCGACGATGCCGATGAACGGCCGCCCGGCGATGCGCTGCTCCTTCAAGCCCTCGCGGCAGCGGTTGTACTCCAGCTGCATATCG